AAGTTCATTGGAGTGAAGTTCCTGGCAGAGATCAGGTATGGAAAAAACAAACAATAGAAAACACAAGTGAACAACAGTTTCAAGTTGAGTTTGAGTGCGAGTTTTTGGGTTCTATTGGAACTCTAATTAATCCATCAAAAATAAAGACTTTAGTTTATGATGAACCAATCAAAAGAAGTGGGGGGTTAGATATATACGAAAAACCGAAAGACGAGCATACTTATATAATGACAGTGGATGTTTCGAGAGGATTAAATAATGATTATTCTGCATTTGTTGTTTTTGATATATCAGCATTTCCTTATAAAATAGTAGCAAAATATAGAAATAATGAAATTAAACCAATGCTATTTCCAAATATAATTTTAGATGTAGCAAAAGCATATAATAAATCGTTTGTATTAGCAGAAGTAAATGATATTGGAGAACAAGTTACGAGTATTCTTCATTTTGATTTAGAGTATGATAATATTCTAATGTGCGCAATGAGAGGAAGAGCAGGGCAACTCGTTGGGCAGGGATTTTCTGGAAAGAAAACACAACTTGGTGTAAAGATGTCAAAAACAGTTAAAAGAGTTGGTTGTTCAAATCTAAAAACAATTATTGAAGACGATAAACTTATTTTTAATGACTACGAAATTATTAGTGAACTTACTACTTTTATTCAAAAAAATCAATCATTTGAAGCAGAAGAAGGATGCAATGATGATTTGGTAATGTGTTTAGTAATTTTTTCTTGGTTAGTTGTTCAAGATTATTTTAAAGAAATGACAGAGAACGATGTCCGTAAAAGAATATACGAAGACCAAAAAGAGCAAATAGAACAAGACATGTCTCCATTTGGATTTATTACTGATGGATTAAATGAAGAAACTTCTTTTGTAGATAAAGATGGGGATAGATGGCACACTGATGAATATGGTGATGTTTCTTATATGTGGGAGTACCGATAAAGTTGGTAATTTATAAATACTTTTAGGTAAATGAAGTTTCTTCAGAGGGAAAGGCATGTCGTTAAATTTAGTATCTCCAGGAGTCAATGTTAGAGAAGTTGATTTAACAATTGGAGGAATTACTGCGTCGGAGAATCAAATTGGTGCAATCGCAGGACCATTTTCTAAGGGACCAGTCAATTCTCCATATTTTATACCAAATGAAGATGAGTTACGTAAAACATTTGGAAAACCAATATCTGATAATGCTCAATATGAATATTGGATGAGTGCATCATCTTATCTTTCGTATGGTGGGGCATTGAGAGTCATTAGAACAGATGGTACAAATTTAAACAATGCAAATGCTGGAGTTAGTGTAGCATCTACAACTGCAAAAATTAAATCATATGAAGATTTTATTGATAATCATTCTACTGCAACTAGTTGGTATTATGCTGCTAAAAATCCAGGAAGTTGGGCAAATGAATTAAAAGTTTGTGTGATTGATTCTTTTGCGGATCAAATTATTTCAGGTATTAATACTACCAGTATAGCAGTTGGATACGGAGTAACTCAAACGATTGCAGGAAGAGTTGTTGCTGATGTTGGAACTACTTCTGTTAGTTCAGGTATTTTGAGAGGAATAATTACTGGTGTTGGTGCTAGTGAAATATATGTAAAGATAGTAGATAGAGTATCTGGAGGAATTTCTACCTTAACTGATTATGTCGAAAGAAGTTCATACGAATTCAAATCTCCACAATCATATAATGTTACGACAACAGTCGGAATTGCAACAACGACTGGAGAACTCAATGAAAGCTACGATGCTTCAATTGCAGGAATCACCACAACAAGTATTGCAGTTGGTGATATAGTTACAGCTACTGGAACTGCAAGTACTTATATTACTTTATCACCAAGTACGACGGTTTCAGCTATTGGAATAAGTACAATTTTCTTAAATCAATCTATTAATAATCAAGTTCCTTCTTTAGTCGGAATTGCAACAACGACTGGAGGACTCAGTGAACTCTACGATTCTTCAATTACAGGAATCACCACAACAAATATTGCAGTTGGTGATATAGTTACAGCTACTGGAACTGCAAGTACTTATGTTTCTGCAAATACGACGGTTTTAGCTATTGGAATAAGTACAATTTTCTTAAATCAATCCATTAATAATACAGTAGGTTTAGGAACAACTACTTTTATATTCGCAAGAACTTCACTCATAGGGTTAGGAACAACTACTTTTATATTCACAAGAACAACTACTAGTGTCGATTCTGCAACTAATGCAATCGGAATTGTATCTACAACAGCAGGAGTTGCTACTATTACTTCAGCTACTGTTAGTGACTGGTATGACCAACAAACTCTTGGTCTTACGAATTCTACAGTTTACTGGAAATCAATTGCGAATAGACCATCAACTTCTCAATATGTAAATGAAAGAAATGGCAGAAATGACGAAATTCATATTGCAGTTGTTGATGACACTGGTGTAGTGACTGGTATTGCCGGAAATATTTTAGAAAAGTACTTAAGTCTTTCTAAAGCACTTGATGGAAAAATATCACCATCTGAAGCAATATACTATAAGGATACTATCACAAATAATTCCCAGTATATATTTCCAGGGCACAAAGATAATGGGTCTGCAACTGGATTTACTTCTGCTGCAACTTATGTGCCTACTGCTGTTGGAAACTGGGGACAAAATGCTCAAGGTTTGAATTTCTCAGTAGTAGGGAAAAAAACATATAATTTGACTGGTGGTAAAGATTATTCTGGAACAAATAATGTTGGAGGATATTCGGCAACTCAAGAAAATATTATTAGTTCTTATGAAATTTTATCAAATCCTGCAGAATATCAAATCAATTTCTTAATTAATGGTCCTTGTGGGGGAGCAACAGTTTATGAATCGCAAGCAAAAGCAAATAAATTGATTCAACTTGCCAATTTGAGAAAAGATTGTATTGCTGTAATATCTCCGCATAGAGCAGGTGTTGTGAATATTACAAATACAGAAACTCAAACGAATAATATTATTGAGTTTTTTGGTCCACTCCAATCATCTTCTTATGCAGTATTTGATAGTGGATATAAGTATATGTTTGACCCCTTCAATAATACATTCAGATATATTCCCTGCAATGCAGATGTTGCCGGATTGATGGCTAGAACATCGATTAACCAATTCCCTTGGTTCTCTCCTGCTGGAGCATCTAGAGGAGCAATCAATGGGGCTGTGAAACTTGCATACAATCCTTCAAAACCACAAAGAGATCGTCTTTATCCGAAGAGGATCAATCCTATCACATTTGTGCCTGGTGCTGGTATTATTCTTTTTGGTGATAAAACTGCATTATCTTATGCTTCAGCTTTTGATAGAATTAATGTTCGTCGTTTGTTCCTTACTATTGAGGAATCTATCGAAAGAGCAGCAAGAGCACAGCTGTTTGAGTTTAATGATCTAATAACTAGATCTAATTTTATTAATATTGTTGAACCATATCTTCGTAATGTAAAATCAAAAAGAGGAATTACTGACTTTTTAGTAATTTGCGATGAATCAAATAATACCCCGGATATAATTGATTCAAATCAATTTAAAGCTGATATTTTCGTAAAACCAGCAAGATCTATCAACTTCATCGGTCTTACATTTGTTGCTACTCGCACGGGTGTAAGTTTTGAAGAAGTAGTAGGTTCAGTTTAACTTATTCAATAGGAGAATACTAAAATGGCTCAAACACCAGGTTCCGCACAAACAGTACAAGGAGGAAACATTTCATCATTAGAAAGAACTCTTACAGATTTTAGAGCAAGAATGGTTGGGGGAGGGACAAGATCTAATTTATTCGAATGCGAAATTAATTTTCCAGAACTTGCATTAGGTCCTTTAACCGTTGATGCAGCTGAGTTATCGAGAAATACTAGATTTTTAATTAAAGCAGCAAATCTTCCTGCATCTACTCTAGGTGTTATTGATGTTCCATTTAGGGGCAGAAATCTCAAAATTGCCGGAGATCGCACATTTGATCCTTGGACAATTACTGTAATCAATGATACTGATTTTTCAATTCGCAATGCTTTTGAAAGATGGATGAATCTTATCAATAAACATCAAGATGCTGCTGGAAAAATAAATCCATCAGATTATCAACAAGATGCATTTATATATCAACTTGGAAGAGCCAATCACAATAATGATGGTAATAAATCAGATAATATACCAGTCCTCAAAACATATAAGTTTCATGGCGTATTTCCAAGTTCTGTGAGTGCAATTGATGTTTCATATGATTCTTCAGATACAATTGAAGAATTTACAGTAGATTTGCAAGTTCAATGGTGGGATACTTATCCAGGAAATACTACTAATTCTATGCTCGGAACAACTGAGGATGTGAATGAAAAACCCGGCAACACGGGAGTTGGAGCCGTCTAAATAGTAAAAAGTAATTAATTAATTGATGGCTAAATTATTTGGATTCAAAATACAAGATACTGGAGTAGATAAGTCAAAAAAACTTATTTCTCCAGTTCCTTCTAATGAAGAAGATAAATCTGATTATTATGTACAAAGTGGTTTTTATGGGCAATATGTAGATATAGAAGGTGTTTATAAAACCGAACAAGATCTTATAAGACGATATCGTGAAATGTCCCTTCATCCCGAATGCGATAGTGCAATTGAGGATGTAGTAAATGAAGCAGTAGTATCAGATTTGAACGATTCTCCTGTAGAAATTGAACTTACAAATTTGCCTGCATCGGATAAATTAAAACAAATTATTCGTGATGAATTTAAATCCATCAAAGAAATTATGGATTTTGATAGAAAATCTCATGAAATTTTTAGAAATTGGTATATAGACGGAAGAATATTTTACCATAAAGTAATTGATTTCAATAATCCTTCTGCTGGTATTCAAGAAATAAGATATATAGATCCACTCAAAATTAGATTTATTCGTAAAGCAGAACTATCTGGACCGAATGCAAATTTTTCAAGTGTATTGAATAGAGGAAAAGATTCACTCGAATTAGTTCAAGCACCAAAAATAGAAGAATATTATTTGTATGACCCAAATGCTTCAGTTGGAAATAGTGGGTCTATTTCTTTTCATAGTGATTCTAAAAGTGTAAAAATATCAAAAGATGCAATTACTTTTGTAACATCTGGTCTTGTAGATCGCAACAAGCAGTCTATCTTATCATATCTTCATAAAGCAATCAAAGCACTCAATCAACTAAGAATGATTGAGGATTCTCTTGTAATATATCGTCTTTCGAGAGCACCTGAAAGAAGAATATTCTATATTGATGTAGGAAATCTTCCTAAAATTAAAGCAGAGCAATATCTTCGTGATGTAATGAATCGATATCGCAACAAATTAGTTTATAATGCAGATACAGGAGAAATTAAGGATGATCGTAAATATATGGCGATGCTTGAGGACTTTTGGTTACCTCGACGTGAGGGAGGACGAGGAACTGAAATTACTACACTTCCAGGTGGACAAAATTTAGGGGAACTTGCAGATATTGAATATTTCCAAAAGAAATTATACAAATCACTAAATGTACCTTCAAGTCGAATTGATGTTGGTGGTGGTGGGTTCAATCTTGGACGTTCTTCTGAAATTTTAAGAGATGAACTCAAATTTACTAAATTTGTAGGAAGACTCAGAAAAAGATTTTCTGAAGTTTTTAATGATATGCTAAAAACTCAATTAATTCTCAAAAACATTGTAACTCCACAAGATTGGGAAGTATTAAGAGAACATATTCAATATGATTTTGTCTATGATAATCATTTTTCGGACCTAAAAGAAAATGAACTTCGCAATGATCAACTTGGGGTTGTTGCTGCAATGGAACCATATCTTGGCAAATATTTTTCAGCGCAATATATTAGAAATAAAATATTAAAACAATCTGATACAGAGATGAAAGAAATTGACGAACAGATCAAAAAAGAAATTGAAAGTGGAATATTGCCAGATCCATCTCAGATGATTGATCCAAATACTGGAATGCCCATAGCAGGAGGACAACCAATGCAGGGAGGAATGGATCTGGGGAAACCAATTACAGAGCCAGATTTATCAAAATCAGAAAAAGCAACAGAAGTAGAAATGCCTAAAGGTGGCGAGATATAAATAGTTTATAGTTATTATATATTATAACACTATGGACGATTTAGTAGATATGATTGTTTCTGATGATTCCCCTTCAAAAATTTCAGATGCAATTAAGAATATTCTTTTTGCAAAAAGTACCGAAAGGGTAAATGCAGCAACACCTTATGTTGCTTCAAGTCTTTTTGGAGAAGAAGACACCGAAACTTATGATGATGATGATGAAGATGATGAGGAAAACTAATGGCTTTAAAAATTGTACAAACAGTTAATGCAGTAAATGCTACTGCTGGAACTGCAACAACATCTAATGCAATTTCTCTTCAATCTGGATATCTTCGTGTTTCTTGTGCATCAACTGCTGCTTATGTTCAGATTTCTGAAAATCCAGTAGCAACTGCAAATGATTTTATGATTGTTCCAAATAGTGCTGATGTTTTGAAACAAAGAATTGCAAGACAAAAAATCTCAGGAATTACTACAGGAGCAACAACAGTTGTCGAATTTGGCGAAAATAACGGAAATCCATTTATAATTGGTGACTATGTAACAATCTCTGGTGGTTCTCCCGCTGGAGTAAATACATCACATACACAAGTTACTGCGTTAAATGTATCATCAATTACACTAGGTTGGAATAGTTCCACTGTAACTGGAATTGCAGTTACAAATGCAATTATATCTAGAAGTGTAAAAGTTTCTGTTTTTTCTCCCGCAGCAACAACTGTAAGTATTGCAGAAGTCCAAACCGCATCAGTAACCTAAAATGAAACTCATCACAGAAGAAGTACAAAAGGTCAAATTTATTACAGAAGGAAGAGGTGCTTCCAAAAAGATGTTCATTGAAGGAGTATTTCTTCAAGCAGATCTTCCAAATAGAAATAAAAGACTTTATGAAATGAAGACTCTCGAAAGAGAAGTCAATCGATATAATGAAAACTTTATCCAAAAAGGTCGTGCTTTGGGAGAACTTGGACACCCAGATGGTCCAACAGTCAATTTGGATCGAGTTTCTCATATGATTACTTCACTTGTCCGTGAAGGAAATAATTTTAGAGGAAGAGCACAACTTCTTTCCACACCAATGGGTAAAATTGCACAATCATTAATTGCTGAAGGCGTAACACTTGGGGTTTCTTCTCGTGGTGTTGGTTCATTAATTAAAACTAACGATGGGTATTCTAGAGTTGGTGAAGATTTTATGTTGGCTACTGCTGCTGATATTGTTGCAGATCCCTCTGCTCCAGATGCTTTCATTCAAGGTATTATGGAAGGAAAGGAGTGGTGTTGGTCTGGCGGATTATTAGTAGAAAAAGCAGCAGAAAGAACTTACAAGAGAATTAATACTCTTGTAGATAAGAAAATTCTCGATGAGCATAAAGTTAATTTATTTCAAGAGTTTCTTTCAAATATTTAAATTATAAATAAATATAGATTTAACATAGGTAAATCGGAGAGTTCAAATGTCCCGTGGTAAAAACTTACAAGAAATGGAAACAGACACAACCCAATCTCGCACTGCTGTAAATGCAAATGCGAAGGCAGCAGAACCAATGCAAAAGTTAACTCCGGGCATTACACCTGGACAAACTGGTAATTGGGAAGACCTCGGTGGACCAACACCAGAGAATTATCGTCCCGATGATGATTCTGCGAAACTCATCACTCCTACAGGAACACTTAAGTCCGTACAAAATGTTGTGACTAAAGGAGCAAAATCTGCCGAAGCAATGCAGAAAATGAAAGAAGAACTTGAGGAAGATGAAGACGAACTTTTAGAATCTACTAAAGACGAAGAAGAAGATGATGAAGACGAAGATGAAGACGAAGATGGTGATAATGACTTTGCTGATAATATGATTGCTCGAATGGTTGCTTCTGGTATGTCCCGTGAAGAAGCAATTAAGAAAGTAAAGAATAAGGATTATAATAAAAAATCCAGAACATCTAGGAAAGATCCAGAAGATGAAGATCTGGAAGACGAAGAAGATCCAAAATCGGTGAAGGAAACATTTGCCCAATTAGAAGAGCAAATCGAAGAAGACGTGGATGCTCTTCTTGAAGGTGAAGATCTTTCGGAAGAATTTAGAGATAAGGCAAAACTTATTTTCGAAACAGCAATTAACTCTAAGATTTCTGAAATTTACGAATCACTAGAGCAACGTTATGAAGAAGAACTTCTTGAAGAAGTTGATTCAATGAAAGGTCAACTTGTAGAAAGAGTCGATGCATACCTTGAGTATGTTGCCGATGAATGGTTGCAAGAAAATGCTCTTGTTGTAGAGCAAGGTCTCAAGACCGAGATGACCGAATCATTCCTACAAGGAATGAAGAGTCTTTTTGAAGATCATTATGTATCAATCCCTGAAGAGAAATATGATGTAGTTGAGAGTATGGTAGATAAACTTGATGAAATGGAAGGAAAACTCAACGAGCAAATTGAAAGAAATGTTGCTCTAAACAGAAGACTATCAGAATCGGTTGCTGATGTAATTTTCAGTCAAATTTCTGAAGGTTTAGCGACCTCACAGAAAGATAAACTCGCTTCTCTATCTGAAAATGTTGAGTTTGAAAGTGAAACAAACTATCGTGATAAACTAGTAACATTAAGAGAATCTTATTTCCCAAAATATGCTAGCAATCAAAGAGATCATTCGGAAATACTATCCGAAGAAATGAACTACGACGAACCAGTTTCTGGAATAATGGAGTCATATCTTCAGACCTTGAGCCGAGTTTCTAGAAAGTGATTTTTATATTATAAATCAAACTAACAATTTCCAAAAAGGTAAAAACCAATGCAAATGTTCAATGCAGAATATTTGCAGGAGAAGTGGTCACCAATCCTAGACTATCGAGGATTGGATCAGATTCAAGATCCACATCGTAGATCTGTAACCGCTATCCTGCTAGAAAATCAAGAAAGAGAACTCCGCGAAGAGCGCAGTTTTCTATACGAAGGAAGCTCAGCAAATGCCGCTGGTTCTTCTGGAGGATTTGGTGGCACTGCTCAAGGAGCAAGTGGAACACCAGTTGCTGGATTTGATCCAGTTCTGATTTCTTTAATTAGACGTTCAATGCCCAATCTGATCGCATACGATCTTTGTGGCGTTCAACCAATGAACGGTCCTACTGGACTCATTTTCGCAATGCGTTCACGTTATACTAGCCAAACTGGCACTGAATCGTTCTATGACGAGGCAGATACTAGATTCTCTGCTCAGAATGCTGCCAACAGCCTTGTATCCGGTAACGTCGGTTTCGGTACTACTGTTGCACAGGCAGGAACAAATCCAAGCATTTTAAATGATGCTTCGCCCGGAACTTATAACGTATCTACCGGTATGAATACTGGTGATGCTGAAGCACTTGGAACATCGGGGGGAGGTGCATTTAATGAAATGGCTTTCTCGATTGAGAAAGTAACTGTGACTGCAAAGTCTAGAGCACTCAAAGCTGAGTATTCATTAGAACTTGCACAAGACCTTAAGGCAATTCACGGATTGAATGCAGAAGCTGAACTTGCTAATATTCTTAGCACCGAAATTCTTGCTGAAATTAATCGTGAACTTATTCGTACCATTTATAAGATTGCCAAGCCAGGTGCTCAGGCAAACACTGCAACTGCCGGTACTTTTGACCTCGATGTTGATTCCAACGGTCGTTGGTCTGTTGAGAAGTTCAAGGGTCTTATCTTCCAAATCGAGCGCGATGCAAACGCAATCGCCCAACAAACTCGTAGAGGGAAGGGTAATATGATTCTTTGCTCCGCAGACGTTGCTTCTGCACTTACTATGGCTGGTGTTCTTGATTATACACCAGCACTTAATGCAAACCTTAATGTCGATGATACTGGTAATACATTTGCTGGCATCCTTCAAGGTAAGTATAAGGTATACATTGACCCTTATGCATCAAACTTAGAATCCAACCAATATTATGTTGCCGGATACAAGGGTTCATCTCCTTATGATGCAGGACTATTCTATTGTCCTTATGTGCCCCTTCAGATGGTTCGTGCCGTTGGTGAGAACACTTTCCAACCAAAAATTGGATTTAAGACTCGTTATGGTATTGTTGCTAATCCTTTTGCTGAAGGTACATCGGTAGGACAAGGTGCACTCAACGTAAACGCAAATAGATACTACAGAAGAGTTAAAATATCTAATTTAATGTAAGATTACAAATCTTATGTGGGAATTTTTATATATTTTTCGGGGTCCTTTGGACCCCTTTTTTTATGCAAATAAATAAAAATAAAAGAAAGATGTCGCAATCACCTTGGCAAAAGCAATTATCAAATCGTAATTATCTATCCCCTGCTGGATTTAAATTTTCAATTACAAAAATACCAAAAGTTGATTTTTTTTCTAATTCTGCTCAAGTACCTGGAATTAATCTTGGTGTTGCAATGCAACCAACTTATCTAAAAGATATCCCAGTACCTGGAGATAAATTAACTTACGATGATTTATCTTTGGAATTTTTTGTGGATGAAAATTTAGAAAATTATCTAGAAGTCCATAACTGGTTAAGAGGACTTGGATATCCATATAGTGTTCAAGAATTTGCAAATTTAAAAGCAAACGATAAGTATTTTCCGGATACTTCTGCTAAAAACCCATACAATGAATACTCTGATGGAACATTAAAAATTTATAATAGCAACTTTAACCCAATTATTGATATTCAGTTTAAAGATATGTTTCCTGTAACTTTATCTACGATTAAATTTGATTCAAAATCTACAGATATTAACTATGTCATAGCAGAGGTTAATTTTAAGTATTCTATATATGATATAGTCGTTTTATAATTATGAATATTGATGAAATTCAAATATTATGGGAAGAAGATTCAAAAATAGATCCAGATAATTTGCACACAGAATCCATCAAAATACCTTCACTTCACGCAAAATATTATAAGATTTATAATAATATTCTTCTTCTAAAAAAACTAGAAGAAAATAAATTTAAGATAATTAAAAAAAATAAATGGATGTATTTTTCGGGAAAAGCAGAACCAGAAGTTTATAGAGAATATCCATTTGATTATAAGGTATTAAGACAAGATATAGATAAGTATATGGATGCAGATGAAGAAATTTTAAAATCTATATCCAAAATAGAATATTATCAAACAATGTTAAATTATTTGGATAGTATTCTCAAAACAATATTAAATAGAACTTATCAAATCAAAAATAGTATCGAATTTCTTAAATTCACGGCAGGATATGACTGATATAAATAATATGGGATGGGAATATGTTTTATGTCTGTTATATACAAAATAACAAATAATTTAAATCAAAAATTCTATATAGGATTTACAAGTCAAAAAAATCCAAAATGGAGATTCAATCAACACCTATCAACTGCTCGTTCAAAAAAGAAAAATAATCAACCGATCATTAAAGCAATAAGAAAATATGGTGAAGAAAATTTTTCTTTTGAAATTATATTAGAAGGAGAAGAAATATTTTTATTAAATGTAGAAGAACCAAGATTAATAGAAGAATTGAAACCAGAATATAATGCCACTCTGGGTGGTGAGGGGACATTAGGATACAAGCATACCGAAGATGCAAAATCAAAATGTAGATTATCTATGCTTGGGAAAAGGGAAAGTGAAGAACATAAAAAATGGAGAAGTAAAAAAGTAAAGGATGGATGGAAAAATCAAACCAAAGAGAAAAAAATAAAAATATCAAATAAAAAATTAGAAACTAATAGTCAAAAAATAGAAATTGAAGTTGAAGGAATAAAATTTAAAAGTATAAATGAAGCTGCTAGATGGGCAGTAGATAAATACAATATAGGAAGAAATACTGCAATTAGATACATCAAAGAAAATCGTTCATTCTCAGATAAAAAACTCACGAATAGAATATATAATGGAAAATACAAAGCGTCAAAATACCTATAACGGAACCATTATCGTCCAAAAGAAAAATGAAGTATATTTAGAACTTTTATGTAGTGATGAACACATACGTTATGAATTAACGGATGCTTTTAAATTTGATGTACCGGGAGCAAAATTTATGCCTCAGTATCGTAATAAATGCTGGAATGGTGAAATTCATTTATTCGATACTAGAAATAATACAATTTATGTTGGTCTTTTAGATAAATTAATATCTTGGGCAAAAAAATCTGAATATAATATTGAATTCAAACATAATAAATTTTATGGGGATCCATTCGAAGAGAATGAAATGATTTCTCACGAAGGTGTTGGTGATTATATGAAAAAAATATCTGTTCACGAACCAAGAGATTACCAAATAAATGCGGTATACGATGCATTGAGATACAATAGAAAGTTATTAATTTCTCCTACAGCTTCTGGTAAATCTTTAATGATTTATTCAATTATAAGATATTTTACAGAAAAAAATAAAAAAATACTTCTTATTGTTCCTACTACATCATTAGTAGAACAGATGTATAAAGATTTTGAAGATTATGGATGGAAGTCAGAGGACTACTGCCATAAAATTTATTCCGGTAAAGAAAAAATTACAGATAAAAATGTAATCATTACAACTTGGCAGTCGATTTATAATCTTCCTAGATCTTTCTTCAAAGATTTTGATGTCGCAATTGGTGATGAGTGTCATATATTCAAGTCCAAGTCTCTTGTGGGGATTATGACGAAATTAGATAACACCAAGTATCGTTATGGATTTACAGGCACTCTAGACGGCACACAGACGCATAAGTGGGTGCTTGAAGGATTGTTTGGCCCTTCTTATAAAGTCACTCAAACTAAAGAATTAATTGATAAAGGCCATTTATCAAAATTAGACATTAAAGTTCTTTTAATAAAACACAATGAGCACAAATTTAATGAATATGAAGAAGAAATACAATATTTAATTACTCATCAAAAAAGAAATAATTTTATTAAAAATATTGCATTAGATCTAAAAGGTAATAGTTTAGTTCTTTTTAGTAGAGTCGAAAGTCACGGACAACCACTTTATGAACTTATAAATAATTCAGCATCAAAAGATAGAAAAGTATTTTTTGTCTATGGTGGGGTAGATGTAGAAGAAAGAGAACGAGTAAGAGAAATTACAGAAATGGAAGAAGACGCAATTATTGTTGCATCATATGGTACATTTTCTACTGGTATTAACATTAAAAATTTACATAATGTAATCTTTGCTTCTCCGTCCAAATCGAGAATAAGAAATCTTCAAAGTATCGGAAGAGTTCTTCGTAAAGGAAATAATAAACAACAAGCAGTATTATATGATATTGCAGATGATATAACTTACAAATCAAGAAAAAATTATACTCTCAATCACCTTATCGAAAGAATAAAAATTTATAATGAAGAAAAATTTAATTATGAAATTATACAATTAGATTTTAAGGAATAATATGGAAGAAGAATTTTACGCAACAATTAAGATGATATCGGGAGAGGAAGTATTTTCTAAAGTGTGTCCTTGCGAGGAAGAGGATGGTATTATATTAATACTTGACAATCCAGTCACAATGAAACATATGGTCATACGTCAATATGAGATGATTGGACTTAAAGTCGAACCTTGGATGAAGCTTACAGATGATACGATGTTTATCGTAGATATGGATAAAATAATTACAATGACTGAAGTATCTGATAAATCTATAATTAGAGTTTATCAAAAATATATTAGAGAAAGAAATGGATTATCTAGTAAATCAGAAATAAGTCCTAATATGGGATTTGTTTCTTCTATATCTGATGCTAGAATATCTTTAGAGAAGATTTATAAATCTGTTATATAATCTCATTCTGAAAACCCACAGAGTTATTTTAGTACCTTCGTGGGAGTTTGTCAATTTACCTATTGTTATGTTATAATAAGAACAAATCAAACTTAAAAATGAATAAAGAAAGGAAAAATCCACATTATGTAAATAATAAAGATTTTCATGATGGATTGGTTGCATATAAAATAAAAATTAATGCATCAAGAGAAGTATACTTCGAAAAATATGAGGTATATCCAGCAGAAAATAAATATTGGGAAGGTAAACCAAGAATACCAAATTATTTGGGTGAATGTTTTTTGAAGATTGCTACTCACTTATCATATCGTCCAAACTTTGTTAATTATATGTTTCGTGAAGATATGATAAGTGATGGTATAGAAAATTGTGTTCAATATATTCATAGATTTGATGTAGAACGAACAAATCCATTTGCTTATTTTACACAAATTGTATATTATGCATTTCTTCGTAGAATCCAAAGAGAAAAAAGACAATTAGAAATTAAAGATAAGATTATTGAACGTAGTGGATTTGAAGAAGTATTTACATCTGATGTGGGTGGTATTAATTCGGATTATAATACAATTAAAGATAATGTTCATATTAAATTACATCAATGAAAATTGGATTATTAACTGACACTCATTATAACTTCAAGAAAGCAAATAAATCATTTCATGATTATTTTGCAAAATTTTATAATGATATTTTTTTTCCTATATTGGAAGAAAGAAATATTAAAACAGTAGTTCATTTGGGTGATGCTTTTGATAATCGTAAAGGAATTGATTATTGGGCTTTGAAGTGGGCACAGAAAAATGTATACGACAAATTACAAAAACTTAATATTCTTGTTTATAATATCGTAGGTAATCACGATTGTTATCACAAAAATACAAATGACGTAAATGCAATAGATTTATTATTACAAGAATATGATAATGTAATACCAATTTCTGGACCAACAGAATTTTGTATTGATGGTTTAGATACTTTAATGCTCCCTTGGATTTGTGAGGATAATCGGGAAAAAACCGATCATCTATTGAAAAACACGCAAGCAAAAGTTATATTTGGACATTTAGAGTTATCTGGATTTCCTGCTTATATTGGACACATTCAAACGGAAGGAATGGATTCAAAAGTATTTAAAAAATTTGACAGAGTGTATTCGGGACATTATCATACCAAAAGTGATGATGGTAAAATATATTATCTCGGAAATCCTTATCAAATGTTTTGGAATGATGTAGATGATACTAGAGGTTTTCATATTTTTGATACTGATACATATGAATTAGAATATTTTAAGAATCCTTATAATATGTTTGAGAGGATATATTATGAAGATACTGATTATAAAAAGTTCAAAACATCATATCTGGAAGAAAAAATAGTAAAAGTTGTTGTTCGTCAAAAAACAGATCAATTAAAATTTGATAAGTTTATTGATAAAATATTAAAAGCAAATCCACTCGATTTAAAAGTTGTTGAAATTATTGATGTTAATGATGGAGATGTGAATTGTGAAGAAATATCAGCAGAAGATACAATGTCTATTTTGGATAAATATGTAGAAGAAGCAGAATTTGAATTGGATAAAATGATTGTAAAAAAATTACTTCGTGATGTTTATCGAGAAGCATTGGAAATAGAATAATGTATTTACTCGCAATTGATGGAAAAGAAGAAGAAGGTGCGTATGCCGTAACAGATAACGATGGAGAAAAGGCATTATATCTTTTTGAGGATAAAGATGATGCAGAACGTTACAGTGGCTTGCTAGAAGCAGAAGATTACCCTAAGATGTCTGTGGTTGAAGTTGATGATGAAATTGCAATAAGAACTTGTGAAATGTATGGATATCATTATGTTATTATTAATACCAATGAATTTGTAATACCCCCAAGACAAGATGATTTTATTCAAACGAATATCCTATCGTAATTTTTTATCTTCCGGTAATACTTCTACCGAAATTAATTTTACAGATGCCCCAACGACTTTAATTATTGGAACAAATGGTTCCGGCAAAAGTACTATGCTTGATGCTTTATGTTTTGGGTTGTTCAATAAAGCATTTCGAAAAATTAACAAAAATCAATTAATAAATTCAACAAATGAGAAAGATTGTTTAGTTGAAGTTGAATTTACTATTGGAAATAAAGAATACAAAATTATAAGAGGAATTAAACCAAATATTTTTGAAATTTGGATAAATGGAGAATTGCAAAATCAAGTTGCATCATCAGTTGACCAGCAAAAACAACTTGAAGATATTATATTAAAACTTAATTATAAATCATTTACACAAATTGTAATTCTGGGTAGTGCTTCTTTTGTTCCTTTTATGCAACTTTCAACGGCAAATCGTCGTGAAGTTGTAGAAGATTTATTAGACATCAAAATATTTTCTGTCATGAATTCAATTCTTAAAGAAAAAATAAGAAGTTCTAATGAAAAAATTAAGGAGTTTGATGTATTCGAAAATACAATTAAAGAAAAAATTCTAATGCAAGAAGAATTTATAGAAGAATTAGAAAAAAGAGGAAATGTAAATATAAATTCTAATAAAAAAAAGATTACTAATTTTACAAATGAAATTGAAATATATCTTCGCCAAAATTCAGGTCTTGAGGAAGATATATTTAGATACATTAAAGAGCAAGAAGAGGTCTCTGGGTCTACGAGTAAAATTAAAAAACTCGGAAACCTAAAAGGAAAACTTTCAGAAAAAGTATCTACAGTTACGGATGAGTATAAATTTTTTAATGAAAATACAATTTGCCCAACTTGTACCCAAAAAATTGATGAAGAATTTCGTGTAAATAAAACTGTAGATACGCACAATAAAATAAAAGAACTCGAAATGGGATTTCGAGAACTTGAAATGACAATTAGAAATGAAGAAGAAAAGGAACGCCAATTTATTATTCTTTCAAAGGAGATTACAAAAATCAATTATGAAATTTCTCAAAACAATACTCGGATTTCAATTAATCAAAAACAAACACAAGAACTCGAAAAGGAAATTCAAACACTTACCGACCAACTTAAAAATAGAAATACTGAACACGATAAGTTAGAAAAACTAAAAAAACAACAGAACGATAATTTTAAAAAAAAATCAAAGTACAAAGATACTATTAATTATTTTGATTTTGCTCAATTTTTAATGAAAGATGGAGGAGTAAAATCTAAAATTATTCAAAAATATATTCCATTAATGAATCAGCAAATCAATAAGTATTTGCAAATGATGGATTTTTATATTAATTTTACATTTGATGAAGAGTTTAGAGAAAACATAAAATCACCAATACACGAAGATTTTACTTATGAAAGTTTTAGTGAAGGTGAAAAAATGAGAATCAACTTAGCCATTCTTTTCACTTGGAGAGAAATTGCAAGAATGAAAAATTCAATTAATACTAATTTACTAATTTTGGATGAAGTTTTTGATAGTTCTTTGGATAATATGGGAACAGAATATTTTACTAAAATTATCAAACACGTAATTAAAGATTCTAATATATTTGTAATTTCACATAAGACTGATGAATTGCTTGATAAATTTGACAAAATTGTTAGGTTTGAAAAAATCAAAGGATTTTCCAAGATTGCACCTTGACTTTTTTTTGATTTTTTGTTATAGTCTTACTAGATATATCAAAAAATGTGACCGAAAACTTTGAATCAAACTATGCTGATTATATTTCACCTAATTTTCAGAATGTTGAGGTAGTTCCAAAAGATACTTTAGAATATATTGGAACTTTTCTTGATGGTGCTGGTATTGATTTTAGTTTAACTGGAAATCCATATCCCACTTCTTCTGATAATGTTGCCCCAAATCCACCAATATCAAAAAATCATCTTTGGAAATATAATGAAGGTCAGATACTTAAGGATGTCTCAGAGTATGTGACAAGCACTTATGGTAGTCACTACTGCGGTCAAAATCAAGAGTATAGAAATATTCAAACAATCGATTTAATGGCAGCAAAAGATCTGGCACAAGATTTCTGTCAGGCAAATATTCTCAAATATGGATCTCGTTATGGAGCAAAAAATGGACGAAATAAAATTGATTTACTTAAGGTGATTCACTATGCTATGCTACTACTTCACTTTGATGGACATTATACTCGTAAGGATAATGGACTTTCTGAATTCAAATAATAATGAAACTGCGAACTCAAATTATGAAACTTTCTGACAAAACTCTGTCTTTACTAAAAAACTTTTCTGGTATCAATCAATCCATTCTCTTTAAGGAAGGTGATAAACTTCGCACTATTTCAGTGATGAAGAATATACTTGCTGAGGCAACAATTACCGAAACCTTTCCAAAGGACTTTGGAATCTACGATCTAAATCAATTTTTGAATGGACTTAATCTTCATCAGACACCTGAACTTGATTTTGAGAATGATAAGTATGTAATGATACGTGAAGGCAAATCAAGGTCTAAGTATTTCTTTGCTGACCCAAGTGTGATTGTAACACCACCAGATAAAGAAATCACTCTTCCAAGTGAGGATGTGTGCTTTGAATTGAATACTCAGCAGTTAGATAAGTTACTCAAGGCTGCTGCAATTTATCAACTCCCAGATTTATCTGCTGTTGGTGAGGCAGGTGTTGTTAAACTGGTAGTAAGAGATAAAAAGAATGATACCTCAAATGATTTTTCTATCGTGGTTGGAGAAACTGATAGTATCTTTACGTTTAACTTTAAAGTGGAGAATATCAAGATTCTTCCTGGTTCATATGAAGTCGTCATCTCACAAAAACTTTTATCACAATTCACAAGCACCGACAGAGATTTAAAGTACTATATCGCAATGGAACCTGATTCTACATTTGAATGAATATCTTCGTCACTTCCCCGTGCCCAAAAGAAAGTGCTGTTGTACTTCCTGACCGCCACGTAAATAAAATGAGCCTAGAGGCATGTCAGATGCTCTCTATCGTGGCATCAGAAAAATGGGGGCACGGATATGGAACTCTCCCAAAGATGGATGGAACCCCCTATAAGACAGAGAAGGGAGCATTCCGTAATCACCCTTGCACCCAATGGGCAGCAAAGACCATTGATAATGCCTACTGGTTAATCAAATGGGGAATGAACTTGTGTGATGAATATACTTTACGATATAATAAAATACATTCGTGTTATAATACCTTATTACAAGCATACTATTTGTTTCCAAAAGGTAAGATTGACGAAGTGACTCCATTTGCTCGTGCTATGCCCGAAGAATGGAAATATGACGATACGATTGATACCTTTACTGCTTATAAGATGTATGTCGCATCTAAACCTTGGGTAAAGGATAACTACCTTCGCCTTCCCAATAGAAAACCTGAATGGGTCTAAATTATGAATAATGATTTCTTGTGGTGTGAAAAATATGCCCCAAAGAAAATTGAAGATTGCATTCTTCCTGAAGGTATTAAAAAAACATTTCAGGATTTTGTAAATCAAGGACAAATAC